GGCTTTAATTGATTCGTTTTTCCATTTAGAAAAGGTAATGCTGTCCAATTCTTTGGGAAGCCCATCATCTCCTCCACAAATAGGGGAGACAGTTGGGAAGTTTTCAAATCTAGTGGGAACTTGTCTAGCAAGGTTTCTATCAAATTCCCCCTCTCCCTTCTTTTTTCTAATGCTTGTTTGCTTTTCCCACCTTTGTAATCTCTCGCTGCTGGTGTCGGCAATAGTTTTTGTGCTACAATTAATAAACTCGGACTGAAATCTTCTCTCATTCCATTCTCGTTGTTTAATGTCGGAGTAGGCAATAAACCAGATGCGGTCTCTTCTGTGTGGTGCGCCAACGGCACAAGCTGGAAGTAGAAACGGGAGGATTTCGTAGCCTTCAATTTCCAAGTCAGACTGCACCTCGTCGAATACCAATCCCCCGTTCCAATTAGTAAGTCCGCGAACGTTCTCGCCCACAACCCAACTCGGTTGAATTTCCCGAATTGCTCTAAGCATTTCCGGCCAGAGGTGTCTCTCATCTTCTTTGCCAAGTCGCTTTCCTGCACTTGAATAGGGTTGGCAAGGGAATCCACCACTAATGATGTCGATTGTTCCTCTGTGAATAGAGAAGTCTGTTTTGGTAATGTCATTGTAAGATATTGAATTTGGGAAATGATGTTTTAATACTTTTTGTCCAAACGGATTCCATTCACAATGAAATACGTTTTCCCATCCGCACCATTCGGCTGCTAAATCAAAGCCACCTATTCCGCTAAATAAACTTCCGTGTGTCATTTGAATGTTGTTTTGTTTTGTAAAATTTGTTCCTCAAAAAATAAAGCTACTGCTACGGCTCTGGCTTGGTTCTTTAACCATTGTTCAGTCCATTCATCTCGGTACTGTTTTGCGCTGATTATATCCATTTTATTAGCCTTGTAGGTAATGATTTCCATTAGTTTCTTTTTAGCAACTGCTCCGTCTTCTTTTGACCAAGTCTTAATGCCAGAATTATGCAGCTTTGTAAATACGGATAAAGGGTTAAACAACCTGTCAAATGTTCTATTTTCTAGAACCTTATACTCCTGGTAACTGTAATCAATTATCTCTAAATCAGTCAAATGCGGTATTGCTTCAACTCGTTCTTGTGGCATCATTTTTCTTACTTCGTTTGCTTTTTTCTTGTACCTATCCATAACCTGACTAAAATAAGCCGGGCTAAAATTTTGGTAATGGTCTATGAAGTCATTAGCTACCATTTGCTTAAACGCTACTTTAACCTCGTTTATTGTAAAGCCTCCGTATTCAGTTCTTATCCAATCCTCTAAAATTGCTAACTTAACTTCGCCCGGATTGTTAATGCCTACAAGCTGCATCAAATAAATAAGGTTTTGGTTAAATATGATAGAGTTTAGATTCCGGACTCTCTCCCCCGAAAATGCGGTCATAATCTCCTGCTCCGTAGGAAGTAGAGTAGATAAAGTTGTAGTTTTTAAGGTTTTCGAGTTCGTGCTTATCAAGTTTTCGTTGATTATTTGAAGTTCCTTTTGCATATTGTTTAGCGTTTGTTATCCAATTATTTACTGCGTGTGTCCAACTTTTCATAGGGTTCTTACCTACTCTCCACCCGTTGCTCGTGTAGTAATTTACAAATTTTTCTGCTTCTACCTTTGCCTGTTCTGCTCCTATACGGATTGCCATATATTCGTAAACCTCTTCAAAACTACACTTACTTTTATTATTAATTATATCTATATTTATATTTTCATTTACATTTTCCATATGAGGCTTCATATGAGGTTTCATATGCGTTTCATATGAGGGTTCATCTTTTGGTTTGTTTTTAGGTTTTATATTGTTTCTCCTTGATTCTGTAAAGGTTTTACGCTTTTCCTTCTCAACATCAAGCCTGACATTGTACCATAAACCTTCATCATCTTGTATAAACTTGCATTTCACTTGCTCCCACAAGTGACCAACCGTATGTTGTATCATATGAGTGTTCATATGCCCTCGATTGAATTGAAGCATAAGCAAATCCATATATGCTCCTTTTTCCTCAAATGTCATTCCCATAGTGCCACTAACATAGTCGCCGGGATAAAATAAAAATGCTGGGTCTTTTGCCATAAAAAAATAAACCCCGATAGGTACGAACTATCAGGGCTATTATTATTTAACCACTAAACACATAGTCGGTTCGTACTTCGTCTATGCGTCTTATTTATGCTGCAAATATACACTAAATCTCTTTAAGTTCTAATTTTATGCAAAGTTTTTTTAGCTTTGTTTTAAACCAATCCTCAGTTTCAATTAGGTTATTCGCTTGTTTTATGTTATGGATAGCAGTCGTGTGGTCGCTAGTGCCTGTGTACTGGCTTATCTCTTTGAGGCTCAACTTGGTGTACCTTCTTAGTAAATAAGCAGCAGCCTTCCGCCCGAACGTTGTTTTCAAGCTCCTATCCTTTACCAGAACATCGCACTCAAACTCTTCGTCTACCAATTTGACAATCGTTCTTGCACCAATGTCTAAACCCAGAGGCTCGTTATCTTCTATGCCTAACAACCCTAACTGCTGCATCATTTCGTGAAGCTGCAAGTGTGTGTTGCGTTGCGCATAATAAAGCTCCTTTAACTGTCTTATTGATATATCTCTTTTTCTAGTTAGCATAATTAAAACGGCAGTCCTTCCGTATCATCTTTTGGTTTTGAATAAGTTTTGTTTTCAGGGTTAAAATCATTAATGTAAATTTTGTAGTCCGGCTGCTTATCTTCTGTCTTGTAAGCGTTTTTCCACATTGAATATTTTACATCGTTGATTGTAAAATTAATTACTTCTCCTTTGGCGGTGCTATTTTTCCAACCGCCTGTACTCCATTTTTTCTCTGTCATTTTTTACTTTTTAATTAGTGAATATTTACTTACAAATTTAGGTTGTTTCTTGTTACCTACGTTAATTAAATTGGACTGTATCTTATATCCTTTTCGTTTAAGTTCAAAGATAACTGCCGATAATCTTAGGCTATTAAATTTCGTTAGAGCCTGGATTGGTGTCAAGGTCTTGCCCGAAAGCAAGTGATTCAAGATTTGTTGTTGTTGTGTCATTGTTATTGATTGGGTTAAAAAATACAGGTTTGTCTAATTTGTTTTCATACTTTTTAATAAAGGCTAATAAGTCCTGGTATGCCTCTTCGTTATACCAAGCATAGTGGTAAACTTCTGCCAGAAGCATCTGCCTTTCAAATGGTAATAGTTCCCTCATTAGCTTTTCTTTATGGTTTCTTTAATCTTGTTAAATTCCTCTAAGGTCTTGATAGCTTTGATTTTCTCAATAGCTTTATACTTCTGCTCCTGAGTAAACTTTGTTTTATCAAGTGCTTCAATTAAGAACGCTTTTTGACCTTCGCTGACTTCGTCTTTATGCTCATTGGTAGCATCTGCATCTTTTGTATCGTCTATGGCAAAGAGTCCGTTAAGGGCGTACTTCCTGGCATAGCTACTAGCTGCACCTGTAATCTGAGAAGCATCCATTCCCTTCTTGTTTTCCTCTTCTCGTGCAAGTCCTGTGCAGGTAATATTGTCATCTCCGTTAGATAGACAAGCCGTAGCCTTTACATATACCCGGCCACCTACTTCTATTACTTCGTCGCTTAACATTAAAGCGTAGCCGTATTTATGGCAGATTGGTTTTGCAGCTTCGATAATATCTTCTGCGCTTCTGTACTTGTATTTAGCAAAAGCGTTGAATTGGTTTTTAGGTGCTTTAAGCTCCTGTTGGATTTTAATTAGGCTCATATTAGTTGTTTAAAATTAAGGTAATGTTTACGTTATTTTTATTACATTCGAACCAATTATTCTTTTTGTTAAAATTTAATTCATATCCTAATTGGTTTAAATGCTCCATTAAAGAAGCAGTTGCATATCCTTGTAATTTTATCTCGTAAAAAAGTGTTACACAATAAAACTTGTCTAGGTCTAAACCTAAGTTTAATAAATCTTCTATTTGTTTTTTCATTGTTATTGGATTGTATAATGTTCTAAAATTTCGATGATAGGCTCTTGTCTTTTTTTAAGGCTCACAAAATATTCATAAGCCTGTGAATATTCTAAAAACATACTTGCCCCATCATATTTATTATCTACTAAGGTGTAGTAAAATATTGTGCCGTCTGGCTTGGTTTCTTTTACAAAATCAATTTTCATAATCTTGTATTTTTAAAAATGATTGATAGTCTAGCCAACGTTCAAAGGTGTAATCATCATCTTCGTAATCGTAATTTTCGGGCATTAATTTCGGGTCATACGGGTTTTGTGTACTGCTCCCGTCTTGCAGTAAGATGTTCCCAAATCTCTCGAATTGGAACTTCTGGTAGTTGGTTAAATGTGTCATTTGTGTTTTGTTTGCACAAATCTACTACAATTAACAATACAAAGTGCAAAAGTATTAAAATATTTTACAATTATTTTTGCATCATTGTTGCAGATAATGTTGCTTATATAGGATAAAAGCACATCAAATTGTGCAGTTTATAGCACATTATGTACGCCAGAACGTACAAAGTAAAGCTAAAACTTGACTAAAAATGTAATAAAGTAAAGGTATAACTTGACAAAGTCGGAAGTAAAATGCAGCCAAAAGTAGTAAAAATACTACCTTTTATAGTAGCTTTTGGAAATAAAGTTTGTCAGAACCCCCGTATGAATACTCCGGCAGGTACAGTCTAAATCCGCAATTAATAAGGTTATTAGCGGAAGGGAAATTGTCTAAGGTTGTGTAAGTGATAGCTATGTGGCAAAAAGTAGATGCAGCTTTGAGCCGGGTCTTAATCATTCGCCTTTGTATGCCTTGCCCTCTATGTGATTTTTTAACCCAAGCCCTGTTGAATATGCAGATGCCTTTGGAATAAATAGAGCCACAATAAGCTACTATCTCGCCTTCATCAAGCATAACCCACCACTCCCGGTTGAACTGAAACTCATCTCCGCAGCCCTTAAAGTTTGGGTTGTTATAGTCTAGTTCCCTAAGTTGCTCGTAGGTTTCTCGGTCTAAGATATTACCAAAGTTAAATATCTTTTTGAGGCGCATTGTGTATTTGTTCAAGTTTAGTAAGGTAGAGAATCGCATCTTGCAGTTCTTGTTTCAAATGCGTTATCCATTGACCTGTTGTTAAATCTTCTCTATCCATTGTAGTTCCGTATTTAACTTTGCCTACTTGCTCCCGGCTACGCATATCTTCTATAACTGCTGCTAATATTTTGCTATCCATTTTATTTGTCGGTTTTGCTATGTATCTTAAAACAAGTCTTACACTTATATAAAATCTTCTTTACTCCTGTTGCGGTTGTGCGCCTCATTTGTATTGTTATCTCATCGCTGCCACACTCAGGGCAAGTGCCTCTATCCTGACCGAATATAACTCCGTAATGCGTTTTAGGTTCGATATGATTTTTAAGTGCGTTAAATACCTGCTCCAATAAAACCACATCCTTCTGGCAGTACTTAATCATTTTAGCCATAGCTACTTTATCCTTATGCAGAACTATGTCTTTCCATAAACTATACTCTGTTTTAATCTTAGTGCCGATGCCTAAATAGTCAGCTATGTAATTAAGCTTGTTGCTATTAAATCTAAACTTCTGACGAGCTACCTTTAACGTGTCGATAGTAACGTACTTAGGAAACATCTCAATGCCGTGAAACAAGCAGCGTGTTCTTATCCACGCTAAGTCAAACTTGTCTCCGTTGTGTCCTACTAACTCCGTTGCCGTGTTTGCTACTTCTATAAAACTTTGTAGCATTCTTTTGTCGTTTTGTTTGCTATCCCATTGTAAGTGGTAAACCTCTTTTTCGTCTTCCCACTTATAGCAGATGCAAATGATTGCACGTTCTTGAATTATGCTCTCAGGACTTATGCTTAGTTTGTAACCAGCAGTCCAGAAAAAGCCGACGTTGGGCGAAACTTCCACGTCGAAATAGAGTCGTTTGCGTTTTGATTTTAACATAGTTTATTTTTGGCTGAATTTATCTATTGTAGTAGTACCCATCGCAGCTATGCAAATAACCATAACGGCATCTACAAGTTTATCCGAAGGGGCAATCTCTTGATGCGTAAAGCTATTAGCTAATAAGGTAACACAAATAAATAAAGCCGATAGTAAAGCAATAACACGCTTTGTAGATACGCTACCTCTCTCGTCTGCTAATAAGTTGGCTAACCATTTCATAATATTAATTTAAGGTGTGAAATATAATTTAGATTCTGCATCTCTACGTCTGGTAAGTCCTGCTAATACTTTGCCCCCAGCCTTGTTCCATTTAGCAAACTCCTGAGCTATTGTAGGGTCGTTAGGGTTAGCGTTTACTTTTCTTAATAAAGTAGAGCTTCTAAGGTTACCGATACCTGCGTTATAGGCAAAGCTTGTAAGTGCTGCGAACTGATTAGGTGTAACTGTACTCCTAACTAATGGAGCAACCTTATCAGCAAACTCTTTGGCTATAATTTCAAATAATTCATTAGCTCGTTCTTGGGTAATCTTATCGCCAGGCTTTACAGGTTTACCATCTTCAAAAAAAGTATTCCCGTATCCGATTGTATCTTTTGCTGCGCTGCATTTGTAAGCTACTAATTTGCAGCCTTCGAATAATTTGATTAGGTCTTTGCCTCTGTCGTTTAATTGCATTTTAATTTATTTGTGAGTATAAAAATAAAGTTAGCATAGCAAACAGAACAGAGTTAAGCCTGTGTAGTTTTATTTCAAACTGCACCGCTTTTTCATACTGCTCGTAAATTGCTATATTTTTATAGTACCTGTTTCGATAGTCGCTTAACGTATCAATCGCAATTTTATTGCGTTGTGTTAAAGTATCTTTTAAGGTAAGTAGGTCAATGCGTAAGCTATCCCTTGTCTTAATGTTAGCTCTTAATAAGCTATCTATACGGGTGTTCTGGTAGCTTACTAAATTAGTTAGGCTATCAAAAGAGTTGTTAATCTTCTCGCCTTCTGACCGGCTAATAACAATCTTGTCCTCGCCACCTATCTTCTTAACGTATTGGGCGGAGCTGAAACTTGGTGCTATTAGTATCGACAGAATTAGCAGAATCCAATTTAGCCTTAACTTCATTTAGTTCTGTTTTTAATTCTTTTACTGTTTCCTTTAAGGTAACTATTGTTTTTACTGTCTTAGTAATTACCTTTTTATTATCCTGAGCTGCCACCCCTTGCGCCTCTACACTCTGCATTTGGCTTTGTTCTACTTTATTTTTAAGCGTTTCTAATTGCGTGTCTTGTTTAACTCCGCAACCTATTAATGCTACCAATATCAAATAACGCATTTACTTAAACTTTTTTAAAGCCTTTAAGTCTACTGCCATTTCCAAACGAGCCGTACTTGCTGCGTTGCTGCTATCACTTTTACGCACCATTTCATACAAGCTCCCTATCTTTTCGTCTTGCTTTTCGTTACGCTTTGCGTTGTCTATATACAAGTAACTGATGCCGCAGATACATAAAAATAGCATACCAACGACAGGGTTCTTGCTAAACTCCTTGAATGTAATAGGTAACGGGTTTGCCGATACGTTTACGCTTTTTGCTGCTTTTGCCATATTATTTACGTCTCCAAAAGAATAAGATTAGCGTTATTATCAATATAAGGGCTATTAGAGCCTTATAGAACTCGCCAAAGGACTTATCCTTATTTTTAGTTATCTTCGAAATTTGGGTTGTTTCTGTGCGATTTAGAGCCATTGAGTCAGTCTTGGTCTGCTTACTATCCGTTTGCTTCTCTTTTGTGCCTCTTGTGTAGGTCTCGGTGTACTTAGGAACTGTTATCATACTATCCTTAGTAACCCACAAAGTATCGTAGTAAGTAATGGTCTTGGTAAAATACTCTTCCTTTTCTACTATTTTAGTAACGCTATCTAAAACGACTACACGCACAGAATCAAAAGTTTTAACTACTGTGCTATCTAGACGCTCCGATGCTTTCTTTACAGAAGCGCACGAAGTAAGTAATAAGGCTAAAAGTATTAATCTCATTTTAGTTTCTTAGTCATTTTATAGTAATAGCGTATAGCCATACCGCCAGAAACAATAGCCACCAAACTTGCAATCAATGTGAATAGTGGTTGAATACTTGTAATGCTAATTGTTGCGCTTACTAATGATACCATTGTTGATTGGTCTGCTTGGTGGTTATTTTCCATTTATAGTTCTTCTTCTTCTTGTTTGTTAAATTCTATGCCGGTAGTCCAATCTTCTAAGAAGGTAAAGTCCTGCAACCCTTCTTGATTAACCACGTTAATTATTTGAAAATCAAATTCTTTATCATTTAAGGCTTCAATATCTTTTGTCAGCTTCTTAATGCCTTCCTTTGAGAATTTGTAATTTGACTTCTCGTCTAATAGTAAGCAGTCCTTATCATCGGTTTGCGCTGCATCTAATCTTAGTCCTTCCACTTCCGTATTATAGGCTTCGTGATAAGGCTTTACCTTGTTGTAGATTTGCACTAACTTTTTTTGTGTCTTTGTTTCTTGGCTACCGATTACGGCATTAAGGTTGCTCACTAATTGGAGCAGTTGTTTGTTCTTCATTTTCGTTTGTTTTTGTTTGTAAAGATAATTGTGGATTGATAAACGGCAAAGGTAAATTTACAATCGGTGGGTTTTTAAGGTTCTCAATTTGTGTAGCTAAGTTTTCATTCATAGCTTCTATATTAAGACCTGCTTCTAACCAAGTACAAACTTGCTCGTAAGTTAAATCTTCGTAAGCTGTGAAGTCAGTTCCAGAAGGTATAGCACAAGCCATAGCCCCATAAATTTCTGCACTATATTCTGCGTCTTTGCCTTCGTATCTATAATGTACAACCTTAACCACATCGGTAAGTCCGTCTAATGAAGGTGCTGTGTCTAACTGGCTTATGAGCCATTTTGTTTCTAATCCCATTTTATTTTAATTTTCTATTAACAATAGTTTGAATTTACTACGGGTATTCTATATGTAGTTCCGTTTACTGATATTTGTACAACTGTTCCCGTAAACCAACTTGTAAACCCACCGCCTGGACTTGGAACACAAGTTCCTGTTTCTATTGCTCCTAATCTCCACGCTTGTGCAGTTCCACCTGTCGGTGCGCCTGTTTGTATTGTTCCATTAACGTGTAATGTAGCCGTTGGATTGGTTAAACCTATACCTACGTTACCGTTTCCTTGTAAAACAAATTGGTCGTTTGAATGTCCTGAGGTAGAATTAGTACCATTACCAATGTAAAATCTTAATTTACAATTTGCTAATGTTGCATTATTGTCCATTGAAACAACTGCATCATAGTTTGCATTATCTGAACCTAAAATTAATTTAGAAAATGAATTACCTGTATTTATAAATTTAGCAATAGGAGGTGTTGTAATTTGTGTTCCTGTTTCAGAAGCTGATACTGTTAATTTATTGCTTATAGATGTAGTACCTATACCTACGTTACCGCCAAAAGTAGTACCATTGTTATCCGGGTCAATTTGAACTTTGTTTGAAGTGTTAATTCCTATTGCAGCTATATATGCAGTATTTGCAGCATTTCTACCTCTTAAATAATTATTATTTCCTGATAGGTATAAAGTACCTGCCATTGTTAAATCATTTGAAAATGTAGCTGCTCCTGTTGAGGCTATTGTAAAACGGGTTGCTCCTGCATTACCATCAAATATTTGAAATTGATTTATGTCTGCTCCTATCCCTACACCTAAATAATAATCTCCTACTGTTGTAGTTAATCTAACTGCTGCGTTTCTTGCCCTGTTATTTTCTACTCTTAGATAAGCAGATGAAGTTGTAGCAGATTGGTAAAATCTACCTTCTCCTGTAACCTCTAATCTAAAATTATTATTAGTGTTTCCTATTGATAAATTACCAGAAGCGTTTAACGTCATTTTAGAAGTACCATTAGTAAAAAATACTATTGGGTTATTTCCGCTAACATATAAAGAAGCAGCATAAGCCAAACCACTTCCATAAAAACCACCTGTGCTATTATCTTGACCTACATAAAAAGAACCGCCTGAATTTTTTAACTCTAATCCATTAAAATTAGTTCCTGTTGTTGAAGTAATATCCATTAAAGCGGCTGCTGCTGATACACTTAATTTTTGTGTAGGGTTAGCAGTTCCAATCCCAACATTTGTTCCGTTATCAAAAACAATACTATTACCTATTGTACTTCCTGTTGTAGTAAATTTAGGAATATAGTTATTAGTACCTGTGCCCGTTACTGGATTGGTTAAAGCGTTCTGCTTATTGTTAAAAGTAGTCCAATCGGTGCTTGATAATAAACCTTGCTGAGAACCACTTGCAGTTGCAATAGATAAAGTAATTGTTCCGCTTGTTGTAATAGGTGTAGAGCCAATAGTTACTCCGCTTGTTGATGAAGATAAGCCTACACTTGTTACCGAACCCGTGCCATAAGCCGTGCTATCTACACTACCATCGGCTTTTAAAAACTGCGAAGATGTGCCGCCCGACTTTACTAAACTAGTTGCGTTTAACGTACCTATGATTGTTGCAGCATTACCGCTACCGCTTGTTTTGTTTATGTATAAGCCTTCGCCATTACCACCCTTAGTGATATTTAAAGCAATACCACTACCGCTTGAATGTGTTATGCCAACTGTATCGCCACTACCAGAACTTGAAAAAATACCTTTAGCAGCAAGTAAAGTATGCGTTCCTAAATCTACGTTAGCAGTTGCACCCGTGTAAGGAACAAAGCCTGTTAAAGAAGGGAAGGTTTCTAAAGTACCATTACCACGAATATACTGAGCCGTTGTGCCATTAAAAGCAAAAGCCAAAGTTCCAGATGTTGTTACAGGGCTGCCACTAATCGTAACACTATCTCCCGTAATAGATGCAGCTACGCTTGTTACAGTACCCACCGCACCACTTGAACGCTGCCATATAGTTCCTGAATAAATTACATAATCGCCAACCGCAAAAGTAATCGGACCCGCCCCAAAGTTTACTGTTCCTGCTACGTTACAAATATAAACGTCTCCCGTGTCGCCCGTTCCGTTTGCAAGTGTAGGCGTGTTAGTTGATGCGTTCCAAGTTCCCTTATATTCCATAATAGAACTAGGTAGCTGACTGATAGGAACTTTACCGCCACTATCCAAAGAAGCATAGCCATTAGCGTTGCCCTTTTCACTTCTTAGCTGATAAGTATCTAACAAAGCTTGTGAAGGGAACACTTCGGTATAAGCAGAGCCAGACCATAAGTAAAGCTTCTGGGTGTCTTTGGCACAATAAATAACGTTAATATCTCCGCTCACAGGGAACGCTGCAAGGTTAGTATAAAAGCTAACTGCACCGCTAAAAATAGCCCCTAATTGCGCAAGTGTTATCTTCTTACTTACTCCACTAATCGGGTCTCCTATAATAGTTAAATCTGTACTCTCAGGAGCTAACTCAGTAGCTAATTGGTTAATCTTTTTTCCTATCATCTTAAAATTGGTATATTGATGGCACTTGACATCTATCGTTTAAGTAAGGTAATTCCATTGTAATATCTATCTTAACTCCTGCAAGATAGTCAGGGTCGCTTTCGGTAAAATAAGTCATAGGAGCAGTTTCGCCTATATCCCATATCGCCTTAGGGTATCTTAACTGCGCTACTATATCCTGACCTACTAATGTCATATCAGACAAAACTTCCGTTTCGTTGCTCTCTTCCATTAGCATTCTATCCATAAAATAAAGGCTAAAATTATAGGTAATATTTTTAGCGTTTATAGTTGCACCCGTTAAAGTGTAGAACATAGCCGGATAAGTTACCTCTCCGTTGCTTAAACGTTCCCACACATCTCCGAAGTAAACAAAATTAATTTGTTCGTGGTCGTTTCCTAGTGTCGTTATTTGCTTTACAATTTGATTTAACGTCAGGCTCATTCTTAATTTTTTCTAAATAAACACGCAGTTTATTTTGGTTCTTTATTGTTGTTACTTTGCTCATATTTAACAGTCGCTACAACCTCTGTTTCCTTGATATAATTCCTCAAAGCTTTTACCTGCACAGCAATCAAAATCTCCAAGCCAGATGCTAGTTGTGTAAGCATCGTTCTCAGGGTGTATTGCATCAATGCCGCTTCCCGGATTCAAGTACTCAGGGTAAAGTGTAGAATATTCTTTTAAGTATTTAATCATTCTTTGCTTGTAGAACTCAGCTCTTGTCTTGTATCTATTAGCTACATCAATCATGTCCTGCATAGACGGGTTCTCGGTATTCTCGCCACCCTTTCTTAACAAGCCTTTGTTATAGAACTGATAAGATAAACCCATTGGAAGCTCACTAAGTACATAGTGTACTAAGGTGTCAGCTATGTATTGGTCTAATAAAATAACTTCATTAGCGTTTAAATTGTTAGCCGTTATCCCTGCTTGTAGTCTGTTATATAAAGCACTACCAAGAGCCGGAAGGATGTAAATATCCTGTGCAGTTTTAATCTCAGGTAATACAAGTTTCTCGTCTACGTTAGCGTGTAAGCCAGAGCGGTCTTTAATATTTTGAACCGATATGAATAATGTGTTTAAGCTCATTTCTTATTTTCTTTTAACTATGTTTGAACGTATATCCTTTAACAACCTTACCTGTTTTAAGACCTCTCATAACAGATTGTCTTGTCATATTCAAGTCTTCTCCACATAATGTTTTTGCAATATAAGTTCCAACATAAATGCCATTTTTGTATACTTTAAATTCCTTACCGCCTTTTGTTTCAGCTTGTTTGATTTTAGAACAATTTGAAATTGTTTTACCAAACAAAGGGTGCTTTTCTCCTTTCAAAGCAAAAGATATTTTATTTCTTGCTTCTTCGGTATGCTTTCTACCCTTAGTTAAACTGCCATAAGTATTGCCTAAGTTTCTTATAGATATACTTTTTCTTCTTTCTTCACTAAATTTTATATTTAATGTTCCTTCTCCGCCATCTGTCATATTGCATAAAACACCTGTCTTTGTATTTTTTCTGCCATATAAACTAATAAACTCTTTTTCTTTTTCACAAGCCTGTTCCCAAGATAAATTATCCATAAGTATTTCTACTTCATAATCGCTATTATTAACTATGTTATGCCATAATTTATTTCTTTTTCTTAAAGAATAAGCTCTATAAAATTTTTTATCAGAGCCTATTCCTATGTAGAAAGGTTCGTTTTTATCTAATCTAATATGTCTATAAACGTATGCCATTATTTCCTTCTGACAATATTTGAAACCCACTGATGCCTGCAACTTGGCGAATGTGTATTTGTACCCGGCTTAGTATACCAACCGCCTCTTCTATCCCATACAGAATAGCCAAGTCTTGCACTCATTTGCTCAATCTCGCTACGGGTGTAAAACTTATTAGCAGTAACTAAATATTTGCAAAAAGGTCTGCTTGTATCTAAATCGCCATCATTAAAACCTGCCTTCCACTCATAGCTATATCTAATTAAAATCTGAGTAGTCTCAGGCTTTATAGCTTCTACAATCTTACTAATAGGCTGAGTTAATTGTCTTTCTATAATGATATTGCTATCAATCCCTTTGCCTTGCTTTACTTCGGTAGTCTTAATAAACCCCTTCTCAATTAAAATATCAATAACACGCTTAACTGCTCCTATATCTTCCTTCAAAGTGTCAGCAATTACTTCTGGGGTAATTCTCTTATCCTTAACAATTAAATCTAAAATATTAGATTGTAACTGCGTTACATCTGCAAAAGCCTGATAGTCCTCATCATCGCTAAATCTTGTTTTGCTTTTAAGAACTTCATAAGCAGTTCTGTCATCTCCGAACTCAAAAAAAACTTGATAATCTTCCTCGCTAAATTCTAACTCTTCACTACCAAGCCAAGTACTAACTTCATCATCAGTTAAAGCATATCCTGCTTTTAACATAGCGGTAGCTTGTTCTCTGCTTATCTTACCCTTGTTAAATTCTCTAATGATACGCTGCATATTTTGCCACTCACGACCCTTTAAGCCTTTAATATGCTCATTAACATTTAAAGGACTTGCTGCCATTGGTTGCTCTGTTTCAAGAGGCAAATTATACTGAGTAGGGTCTATTCCAAGCTTCTCTAAAATCCATTGTTTAGGTGCTACCTGTAAAATAACATTCTCACTAAAATCTATTCCGATTGGGTCTACCGGCTGCAACTTTAACTCTACTGTTACACCTGCATACTGACCGAGCATATTAAATACACCTTCAATCTGCATTTGCTTGTAGCGTACATAGGTGTTATTAAAGATTTCATAGCTATCACGCATCTGTTGGCGATTGCCTAATTGACCCGGCACAGCGATACCAAATAAGTCAGGGCTTGTAATCTGGTGTCCGCTAAAAATGTTAGTCTGTATTAACTCATCTACTCTACCAAAATCTTCTTTGGTTAAATCACTCGCACCTAAATCATCTACAATAGGCTTTCTAGTTGCATCGTTTACAAAAGCAAGTAAATACTTCTTGCCGTCTGCACCCGTA